GAGTTATGTACGGATGCGGACTGTTTCGGCTTAATCAGCACATAGTTTTCTGTCCTTCTGTCAGTCTGATTCTGCATACGAACTCCAAGCAGGAGTTCCGTTTTGTTCTCAAATCTTACATCTGCAAACGCCTGTGCCGATATAAACAGAACGAACGCAGAAAAAATAATCATATTCTTCATAATCACCCGATTTCATTCAAAATTACCATGACAGCGGTCTATTGTGAAGAAAAAATATCCTTATACATGTTTATTTCAAAGGAATGCCGAATCTTCTTGCCGCTTCAGCAAAATCAACAGCCATTCCAGACTGTGCAGCCTCTTTAACAGTTGTCCAGTCTGCATATTTTTTTTCTTCAAATACAAATGAAGGAAGCTTGCACCTGCTCCCGAAATTAAGCTCTGCTATCCACCTTACTAATGTTGAACTAACAGAATCTGCGAGTGATGCTGCTGTCTTTGCAGCTTTGATCCCGAATGTTTTGGAGTGTTCTTTCGCAAGTGCGTAAGAGCCTCCGGAACCAGTATCGCTTGTGAGTATCTCCCCTGTGACCGCCTTTGATATTTCAGAATTGCAGACCTCAACCAGTTTTGCAAAATCATCTGAACTGCCCCTGCTTTCCAGAACCTGAACTTTATCTACATTTGCAAGAGCCACCGCAGCATCATTCTGGATTCCGCTTAAGGATTCCGCCAGCATCTGTGCCCTGCGCTTTGTTTCTTCGCCGCCTTCAGATTCAAACATGGCGAGTACAGTCGGCACGCCGAATTTTTCAGCAACGGTGAGCCAGAATCGGAATCCTGCTTTCTTAAACATCCACGGCCAGTAGCATTTGGATAAAACTGGACTGCCGTAAGGATTTTCATTTCTGGGCATGTGCCTGTGAACAATAAACTTATATTGTTCATCAAGCCGGATGTTTCTGCCGCTGTCGACCATGAACAGATTTCCTTCCCCGTCAAATACAAACCGTGCAGGATTGCGGTTAAGCAGTTTTTCTGCAAACCAGTGGGCGCCTTCCTTTTTCCAGATAATCTCTGTAACGGAAAAGCCGTATTCCACAGCAGAAAGCATCTCCTCAAGCTCCTGAAAGAAGTTAGGTATCATTTTGAGACTTTTTCTTACAAACTCAGCAGTTTTAACAGCTTCCTTTGTTGAATCCGCAGGAACAATGTTCCATTCGTTTCCAAGGACACCGTGCCTTAACTGTTCAAGCTTTGCTGAAATATGTGCATCTGTAAGCATTTCGTCAAAAACTGAAAGCCTCAGACCATTTTTTGATAAAATTACATCAGGATTAGGCATAAAATTTAAAAATGATGAAAAACTTGATGATGCCGAAATATTTTTTGTGAGATTATTCATTTACTCCCCCTTTTAATATCCTTTGAATATATAACCAGCCTTTCTCGAAGTGCCTGAATAGGCACCCTCAGGCACTGCTCTTGCCCCGCTTTCGTTTAACGCCTGCGTGAGTGCATCCACCATGTCATCATGTCTGCCGAATGGAAATGCAGCCGCCTCTTCAACCAGTTCCGCTGAGAATGCCTTATCCTCCGGCAAATAGACATTACCTGCCTCAAAAATTGGCTGAACGGCATAGGCTCTTGCAACCTTTGAACCTTTCGGTTCTACCGCTATCAGCCCCTGAACCTCCTTACGTAGAGCAGAGAGAACAGCGGAACCGTTTGCCTTGTCCTCCACATATTTCGCCTTTGCCTGCGGCCAAAGTGCAGTGAGATTTTTTACTGCCCTCACTGTTGCGGAGAAGTCCATCCTGTCGCGAACCATGTCGGCAAGATACCTGCCTGAGCCTTTAACAGCCCACACCTGCCCCACCACATAGTCAGCTCCTTCGCTCCCTTTAAAGCTCATATCCCAGGACTGAAACCAATAATCCACATCTGAAGGCATAGTTTTGTAATAGCGCCACCAATCCCGCTTCAGCACAGTTCCTGAATCTGGCGCAGGCTCCTGCATATACAATGCGTTCCAAACCCTTGAGCCCACAGACTGCTTTATCCTTCCGAGTTCGTCTCTGCCGTATTTTTCTGCCCACAGAGGCTCTCCGCACCTGCGGAAAAAGCCGTCCTCCTCCGCCACAGCGGGCAGCTTGAGAACCTTCCATTCATCCGGAGCTTCGGCAAGAAGCCTTCCGGCGAGGTCATCTTCATGCCATCTTGTCTGCACCAGAATTATCCGTCCGTTCTTCTCAAGCCTTGTAAACAGGGTCGAACGGTACCATTCCCACAATTTATCCCTGTAAACTGCGGATGATGCCTGCTCGGAGTTTTTTACAGGGTCATCGATAATAATCAGATGCCCTCCCTGCCCTGTGATTGAGCCTCCTGCGCCGGCTGCCAGGTATCTGCCGCCTTCTTCCAGTTCCCATCTTGCGGCGGAACGTACATTCCTTTTAAGCCCTTTTCCTCCGAAAACTCCCCTGAAAAGCTTTGAGGCGGTTAAATCCCTGACCCTGCGGCTGAAGCTCTCAGCAAGATCCGCACTGTATGAACAGGCTATAACATTAAGCTTCGGATTACGTCCCATAAACCACGCAGGGAAGCGCACTGATGTGACTTCACTTTTCCCGTGTCTCGGAGGCATCATTACCATCAGCCTGTCAGTCTCGCCTTTTTCCACAAGCTCAAGCTCACGGGCAAGAAGCCTGTGGTGCCAGCCCGGAACAAAATCCCTGTAACTGAGCATACAGTAAGCTATTAACGAGTCCTTCGCTTTGGCGCATGCCTCCACTCTGGGGTCAGTCTTCATCATCTCCCAGAACTCTTGCCGCATCTTCAAGGCTTATGTCAAACATATCATCCAGTGCGTTATTGGTTCTGACTCCGCCAATCACTTCCTCCGGTTTAATCATCCCAACGTCACGGAAGGTTTTCACTGCTTTGGAATGTGTTTCCAGATCTTTAACATTGCCGCATTCATCAAGCATGCTGTCAGCTTTTTCTATCCCCCGCAGGGCGACATTCTGAACAGCCTTAAAGATTCTGATGCGTTTTTTACGTCCTTCCTCAAGAGTATTTTCCCATTTTTCACTTCTTATTTTTTCTCTGATAGTTGATGACTTACAGCCGAACATATCCGCAAGGATATCCGCATCTGTATTGCCGCTTTCGTATTCTTCTCTGATTTTGAGCCAATTCAACCCCATCTCCCCACCGGATACGCTTTTTGTAAGGTGAAGAAATATAGCTCATAAAGGATACGGCTTTGTTACGCCGTGTGACTGATAGGAATATTTAAGGAATGATTATTTTTAATAATGTGCCTTTTTCAGAAGATGAAACCTCCACTCTGCCGTTGAAGTTTTTCTCCATTAGCTTGTTTGAGATATAAAGCCCCATTCCTTTTTTAAGATTTGCGGTACTCAGCGGATCTTCGAGAGCAGCCCGGCAGGCTTCTCTGAATTTTCCTGTGTTGTCTTCTATACTGATTACGCACGCTCCGTTTTCCTCGTTCATGCTTAAAACAATTGTTCCAACTCCGATGGCGTTAGTTTCCACAAGCTCACGGGAAACCATAAGGACATTAAGCAGAACCTGCTTAAGAACAGATGAAGAGCCGTTAACTTTCGTCACTGAATTATCGCTGTAGAAGAAAAAACCGACTCCGTCTTTTTCGTAATATGTTGACACGAAAGAATGCACCTTATCCAAAAGAGGCATTACTTCAAAGCTCCCCTCCTCCTTTTCTTCTGCCGAAACAAACCCAAGGAACATTTCAACAGATTCCTTCATCAGTTTGATCTGCTCCCTGCATGCTGCGATACATTCAGTGAGGTACTTTTCATCTTCAATACCGGAAGAGATCTCTTCCTTTATGTTCTGCATGTTTATATGCACAAGGCTCAATGGCTCACGCCAGTGATGGGATACGGATGCCACCATCTCCCCTATGGAATACAGCTTCATCTGCTGGATCATAAATTCTTTCTGTTTTTCAAGCCGTTCAGCTTCCCATTCCGACTTAAGCTTTAATTCTTCCTTGTATTCAACAAGGTTCTCCATAACTCTTTCTGTTTTTTCAAGATGTCTGTTATATTCATGAACAAGCTCTTTCAGCTCAGTAACATAGTCATTCTCTTCTTTAAGGTTGATTTTTCTTGACTGACCGAACAGACGCATAACCTCGGAATATGGTATTTCAAACCGGCGGCGGAATACCTTAAAAACGTAATACATAAACAAACCGGAAAAGAGCAGAGTCATACCGGCAAGAACCATAGAACCTTCTTTCATTCGATTCAAGCCTTCAGGGCTTATCACGGCTTTTATCCCTATTTTTCCCCAGGGGAGCAGCTCTTCGGCGCTGTATTCAAAGGTTTTATAAACAAAATTTTCTTTAAATACAGTGCTGTTTTCCGCCTCGGATGAAAGTATTTCAAAATCTTCAGATGTTAATTCCTCCCCGTAAATAACAGAAGTTTCCTTGGCAGACGTGCCCACGGAATAAACGTTAATCTTTCTGAAAAGGCTGCTTCCGCTGAGAATTCCCTGAATACGTGCAGATATTTCATCATCAAAGGAATACTCAGTCATAACCGCTGCATATCTCCCCTGCTCAGGCGACCATTCAAAGCACATAATCTCCGATGTGGATTTTTCATAGGAATATCTTATGCGGATCACTCCGCCGGAATCAGTCCTTGCCTTTTCAAAGTCGTTTGAATTTGGAAGAGTAGACCACCTTTCAGAAGAATTGCCGCTTTTGCCGCTGTAGAGCCGATGTCCTTCGGAATCATAGATCATAACCGCATATGCTCTTCCTGTGGACGCTGCGTAGCCTTCAGCCAGAGCGGACGCCTCAGTCTCATCTGCGGGAAGGTTATTCAGGACATCACGCATATGGTGTCTCGTGACATCTGAGATTGAATCCAGCCTCATGTGAAAAGAAT